TGCAGACATTTATGTTACAGGAGCTTTGGGGCAGAGAAATACCGTATCGTCTAATGAAATTTGGGGCTTAGATGCTAGCAGCAGGCCCACTAACTTAACATTTAAAAATATTAATATTAATGGTCAGTTTATAACAAACATTAATAGAGATAACTTTATTGACTGGGTTAGCGGAACTGGAAGCACTGGAGGGTTTACTGACCCTGATGATCAAGGAGTTAATATATTCTTTGTGACGGGAACTTAGCGTCTATATACTTTAGATTACCATGACAGAGAAAGGACAATACCCATTAGTTTATCAATTAGGCGAGAGGAACGGAATTCAAGTTCCCGTTGGATTAGCCGAAGCTAGTTCATTAACTTTTCAATCATTATCAGCCACTACAATTAGTGCGACTAGCTATGCTAACCTCCCTGTATTTGGAGGAAACTTTACAGGTATTCAAACCGTCTGTGCTGTTGGAGTTTGTGGTGCTCCTATCCTTCACAGCGTGGTTGCAGGGAATACTTTAAATTTAAAAAATATATATTTTAATTTAGGTGACTTCGTTTCAGTAACAACGCCAGGAACTGATGTTACAATATCTTATGATCAACCGTTAGCTGCTATCCGAGGAGGCACCGGGGCACAAGGTGGCAATAGCGGAGAAGTCCCTTATTGGGATCCAGGTGGTGCTCTTACTTCTGATCCTAACCTAAGCTATGATGGAGCATTCTTACTTGCTCCTAAATTTGATAGCCCAGGTGGATACTACGTTAATGCGCAACCATTTGATCTAGGTAATTTAAATAGCGTAGACTTAACTACACCTCCAACTAATGATCAAGTTTTATCTTATGATACAGGAACTGGTAAATGGATAGCCCAGGATCAGACCGGGGGTGTATCAATACCCACAGATCCCTGCGCGATCATATTTAATGATATAGCAGGAAATCCATCCACAGACCCAGGGGATTTTACATACATTGGAACTACAATAAGATTCCCAACTGGTATAGCCAGCAACTCAATGACCGCTCAATCGTTTGTTGAGAACGGCACAGCGTTAAGCACCAAGTATCAGATTGCAGATGCTACTTTGTGTGCTCTTGGAGATTTAACATTAGGCTCTAATCAGTTACTGTATTTTGATGCAGGACAAAATCCAGCACTTAGCACACTAACCGCAAATGCTCGCGGATTACTAGCCGATGCAAACTACTCAGACATGCGAGTAACCTTAGGTCTAGGGACAATTGCGACTAAGAGTGTGATAGTTCTGGACAGTGCGGATGTTTGTAATACTCTGCCAGTAACAAAAGGTGGAACAGGATTAACATCATTTCCAACAGCAAATGGAATTGTTTATGCTAACGGCGGATCACTAGCTCAAATAAGCCAGCCAACTGGATCAGACAAATCCTTGAAGTGGGATGGCGTAGCCTTTACTTGGGCTGTAATTCCAACAGGAACATTCGTATCCCCTACGGACCCATGTGCCATAGTATTCGTAAATACCGCTGGGGATGATATCCTATCCGACCCAGATCTTACTTACAATACTACTGATAATACTTTAAATGCTGGAAACTTAAATTCTGCTGGATACGTCTTAGCTGGTGGCAATATTGCTACTGTTGGAGGATACGTCGCTGGTGCTCAAATATATGGAACCACCATATATGAGGGTGGAGTTCCAAGTCCATTATCCAATTTATACCAAGGCAAAGATCCAACATTAACGACATTAGCGAGCATGAATACAGCAGCAGATGTGCTCTTGTATTTTAGTGCTACGGATGGAGCAGCATCAACAACAATCACAAGCCAAGCAAGATCTTTGTTGGATGACTCATCATTTGCTACGATGAGAACTACTCTTGAACTAGGGACATTAGCAACAAAGAGTGCTGTAGCCCTTAACAGTGCTGATGTCTGCAATACCCTGCCAGTCACTAATGGAGGAACAGGCAAGACAAGCATAACTGCTAATTCACTCCTATATGGAAATGGAACAGGCAGTATATTAGAAGTAACTTCCCCTGGAGTTAATAATACGTATCTGAAGTGGAATGGAGGATTCTCTTGGGCTACCACAGCGGAGCAATGGAATCACATTTTTAAATCTTCCACCGAGCCTATAGCCGACACTGGGACGTTCCAACCAGATTCGGACTTAACTATCACAACTACAACTGGGCTGGATTATAAAATAAATTATCATATAATGTTTGATAATTCAGCAGGAGAGCCCGATTCATCTCTATCAGCGAATGTAGATATAAATGGAAACTACACTAATTTCTACTCTACGTTTAAATATATTTCCCCTGGAAGCAACGGGACATTCTATTGTAGAAATAGGCTGGATGATGACTTTAGATACAACATGCCAATGTCGGTTACAGGGCTAGGAAGCTTTGAGATAGATTGTATTATCAACAATATTCAAGTTACCTCGGTCCCCTTCAACTATTCTCTAACTGGGAATGGAGGGAATAACTTAAATGTGTTGTTGGGATCGTATGTAAAGTATACTACGTTCTAATCACAGAATATCGCCACGCTTCATACTAGCTAACAATCTAATTGTAATGTTATCACGAAGCATGTGAACTTCTTGGAAGACGTTGGTTAAAGTGTTGTAAGTATCAATACTAATCTTAGCATCCTTGATACTAGTAATCTGTGCAGCTAACGACTCCAACTTCATCTTTTGAGATTCAGTAAAGTTATAAAGGCTATCTAATACTTCCTCGGCTCTCTTCATAGTTTTATCCGAGAGACATCATGCCCCTCGTCCTCATAGTGTCTAATTCTGGCTTTTGAATGCTCCCTCAAGTAAGGGATGTGATCAAAGAAATCATATACCATTACAGAAGTTTTTCCAGCAGATTTTCTCATTCCTCTGCCTAACCCCTGCAAAGTTGGAATTTTATCTTTCAAACCTCTAGCATTAACTAGATGCGTAATCTCCTCAATGTTAATACCAGTCTGCAATACCTTAGTTCCGATTAGGAAGGCTGCACCATCACATTCAAGAAAGTCTTTGATTGCCTGCTTACGTTCGTGAATCGTATTGATCCCCTCTAACGTGAATGAATTAGGTATGGCATTTCTCAGGGTCTGAAGATGCTCAAGATTCTTTACGAGAATACAAACCTTAGCTTCTGGATTGGCTTCAGCAATCTTTGCAGCCAAACTGAAAATGATTCCGTTTCTCTTCTCGGAGGTGATAATAAACTTCTCGTAGATAGTAGCGTAATCGCTGTCCAAATCCTGCTCTGATATCTCATCTTCATACTCCAACATCTGTATTATGGGCTTCGCCAGTTTGTCCTCAGCGATTAGCTCCTGGGTTGATTTAGTCTCTATAACGTCGCCAAAAGCCCCTACAAGCGTCAATTCCCCGATCCGATCATCTGGCATGGTGGCAGTGAATCCGAAGCGGTAGCGGGCATTGGGGAAGCTCTGGATGGCTGCAACGGTCATCTCCCCACGGCAGAACTTGTGAACTTCGTCTACCATCAATACTTCTGATTGGTTAAGATGGCTGTCTAAGATCTTATCAATGCTCTGCACGGTTGAGAGCATGATACGACCGTCCTTGAAGTCTCCTCCTAAGTTTATTCCGACATCCTTGAACCCACACTTGCGCGTGAGGTATTCATACGTCTGGATTAGAATGCTCCTCTCGTCAAACAGAATTGTAATCTTAGCCTTGGGAAAAGCAGTTAGAGTTGCTGCCATAATTAAAGTTTTACCTGATCCCGTAGGTGACTTGATTATAGCCCTTTCAGCGACCAGTGCCTTGCCAATAGCTTCCTGCTGATAATCATGGAGCTTGAACTCCTTGATATTGCGTTTGAAAATTAACTTAGGGCCCTCCCCGTGCTCTCTAATAACCTCTGGGGTGCAGCCGACTTGATTGAGATCCTTCAGTATGTTCTCCAGCAAACCAGTCTTGAACTTGCCAGCCGCTGATACGAACCGCTTCTTACCGTCCCAGTGCCCTCGCTTGTAGGTGGGGGTGTATTGGTAGCCATTCACATGGAACGCCCACTTATCAGATAAAACTTTTATAATATTTGGGTTATCTGTTTCTATTATCGAGTCTATAATGCCTGATCTAATTTTCATCCCTACTATAATAGTTAGTAGGAAACAATTATGTCAAATTTAGATAAATTTGCAGATCAAAAAGAGTCAAAGTTAGATAAATTATTCGGGGAACTGCCCCCAGAATCAGAGGTTGTCGTTAAATTACCATCAGAGGGTAGATTTTATCCTGGCAAGGTTAGCGACGTAATCATCAGCCCAATAAAGTTTGAGGATGAAAAGCAGATAGCCTCAAGCTCTAAAAGTAATATAAATCCCATAAATTTAATTTTAAGCAAGTGTGTTAAGGGATTGGATATAAATTCGTTACTTTTGATAGATAAATTATTCTTATTATTAAAAATAAGATCAATATCTTATGGGTCAACTTATCCTGCCAATTTAACATGCCCGCACTGTAGCACTGGAGGAGAGATTACTATAGACCTTGAGGATTTGGTAATTAAATACATCCCACCAGAGATCACAGATCCTAGGGAAATAACTCTACCTAAGCTTAAGAAGACTGCCAAAGTTAGATTCCCTCGGGTGTCCGATGAAGCCTTCTTAAACACCCAGGAGCAAATTTATAACAGCATCTGGAGATTTATTGTTGAATTGAATGGGGATTCCGATCCAGCCTTCATAGCCAAGGCGATTCCAAGAATGCATATTATGGACGTTAAGTTTATTTTAAATAATATTATGCGTAACGATCTTGGATTAAATCCTAGGTTTATATTCTCTTGTGGGTCATGTGGGGCTGAATCCTTAATGGAGGTCCCAATAAACGAAAATTTTTTTTCAGTGACCTGATCTCTGAATTAAATTTAGAGAACCTCCTTCTTGAAGCCTACATATTGGTTAGTAAGTGTCATTTTACTTACTTCGACGTTAAGAGTATGACCAAGATAGAACGGGCCGTATTCTTAAAGCTGCACGCTGATGAATTGAAGGCTCAGAAAGATGCTATTGAACAATATAACAATTAGTGACCGTCACAGCAGACCTATAGTATTATCTAAGGTTGGATTACAAGCGTTTTTTATCTCTGACGGGCAGTATACGGATCCTTATCAGATAAGTTCCGTTACGATATTTTCCCGCAGCGTAAATTTATATCCTAGTTCAGTCCTCGATTCAGATACTCAGCTTATAGACACCTCATCAGTGAGTGGATCCATCCTGATGAACTTTGCTAATGCTCAGTCACTAACGACTGCCTCATCTTTCGATACTTCAAACTACGGTGGAACGCCAACGACTGCCAGTGGTATTTACAGGACTGGTGTTGGAAAGTATATTGTTATTCTAGATGGGTCTATTAACTCTTCAGGTGTTATAAACCTAGATGGCATGTCTCAAGTTATCGAAAATAGAACTTCCGCTACCGGAGACTATATCGACGTTTGGACAATCACGATGGCGCAGGGGTCATTACCCCAGACTGTTATAAACGAGTTCACCTTACGAAAGGGCGGCTTCACGGTTATAACCGAACCATTGATGCTGAAGGCTAAGAGCAGACTGATCAACAACAAGGTCACTTTGGGTTCGAAAGTAGACTTGAAGATTGCCACAGACATTCACGTAGAGAACACAGCAATTGATTCTTCTGTAAAAAATCTACTGCGGGAGAATGTCATTACCAGTGGATCAATAGAGATTCAAAAGATTAACGAGGCAGCTAATCTTCCTGCGCGAGTGACAGTTTCATCCTTCGCAAACACTTCAGGGTTAACAAGCATCACTGCGGACAACGTGATGATCCTTAACTGGGATACAAATCAGTTGCCTACCCACTCTCAGCTAGTCGCAGGAAACTTTGAGTCTATCCAAGGTGTGTATGCTATCCGAGCTAAATTCTCAATATTCGGGGAAACTATAGTCACAGACCCGATGTATTTAACTCTGACATAATATCCCATTCATTGAGGTTGAAGACTTGGTAGTTCCTGCAAGCATAGTGGACAGCATCAACGTCCTGACAGTAAGCCTCATTCCAGTCCTTGAACCGCTTGGGTGGTAGAGCGTAGTGAATCTTTGGCATACGGTTTCTGCGTCTAAAGATCTCAAAGTTACGTAGTCCCTTCAGCCCAGCTTCGTCGCTGTCGTAAGCCACTACGATTGGGCCCTTATAGAACTTGAGTTGCCCAATCTGCTCCTTGGACACATGGCAGGATATCGTGGTGGTCGCATTGTAGCCAAGAGCCTTAAGGGACATTGCATCGAAGACGCCCTCACAGATATAAAGAGGCTCTTCTGACTCGTAATCGAAGGGGTATAGGATTGCGGACGCCTTTACGCCACGGAAGTTCAAATACTTGGGCTCCTGATCGGCGTATAAGGCCCGTGCTTGAAAGAAAATGGTGCGACCCTCATGCAGGTAGGGGATGACCAATCGGCCCATGTAGGGGCCCGTATGCGCGTAATAGAAGGGTCCCTGATTGAGGACGCCTCTTTGGACTAGGGTCATTGCCGCCAAAGAATTAAGTTCTTCTTCAAAGCTGAATGCGTCCACTTGGCAGAAGTTCTTAAATTCGTCTTCGATTAAGAATTTAACTGGCTCTTGCTTAGGTTCTTCTTTTTCTTCAGCAAAGAATTCGTCGATTAAAAACTTAGAGTAAGCTTTCTTATACGTCAAGTTCTCTAACTCTGCGTATAACTGGATGAAGTTACCTTTCTTCTGAGACTTAAAACACTGCCAAAGTCCGGTGTCTAAGTTAATAGACATGTGCCTCTTCGGGTCACGATCCATAAATACTGAAGGGATAACCATCTCCCGGCCACCACTTAAAATTCTGTATTTACCGTTGAACTTTTCCAGTAGGTAGGCTCTAATGTAAGTTGAGGTAATCATGTTTATCGACCGACTAAGTAATTCAAAATCTGACGTAATAGACCAATGTCTACTCAAGTATGACTATAGATATATCAGGAAGCTCCCAGGGTTTCCATCAAAAAATGAGGACGCTTTGGACTTCGGAACATATATTCACCGTATCTTTGAGTTAGGCTACACCGAGAATCATATCTCGCAGCTAGAAAAAATTGCAGAAAACATTAAAAAAGACTACAAGGTTCCATTTGTATACAAGGAGCGCATTCATCAGTGCCTTGATAACTTTTTAAAGTTTAACAAGGGGCTGGGGGAAACCGTGGCTGTCGAACACGAATTTTCTGTGAATCTCGCGGAAGGTATTAAATACAACGGGTTTATAGACCGTATCGTGCGCGGGCTCAACGGGGGCATGCTAATTATCGACTACAAGACTTCCAAGAGAGAGAAGTCTAGAGTCGAGCTTGGCAGGGATAAGCAACTTATGGGCTACGCTTTTGCCGTCAGCCAGGAGTTTAATATTCCACTGAGTGAGATCTACTGCGCTCACTACTACCCTTTGACTGATAGTTTAGTATCAGTTAAGTTCACTCAAGGAGCAGTTAACTCCTGGAGGGAGAGGGAAACCGCCAAGGTCTGGAAGATCCGCAAGAAGAAGAAGGAAGAGTTCCCAGCCATGCAGAACCAGTTCTGTGACTGGTGTGAATATAAGCCTATGTGCCCTTTGTTTACTGACCAGTGCCTAGTTCAACAAAGGATTGAGGAGCAAAAGGCTCAACTCAAGGCTAAGGAAGAAACCTTACCTAAAACTAGTGGATGATAGATCTTAATGTCTATCGCTTCAAAGAAGTTCTTAATTTGTTCTGGTGAATAACCACACTTCTTTGAAAGGTGCTTATAAAGCGAATCAAGCTTTATTGGCTTCCTGTCTTTAAGTGACTTAATAACTTTTCCTTGAAATTCTTTTAAGAATTTTATACTAAATCTATATTTCCACTTATCCAGAAATTCATCACTTAAGGTAAAGTTAATTAAGTCTAAAAAATCTACTATATCTATATCTATATTACTCATAAACACTTACTTATTCCTGTTATTAACAGGAGTTATAATATATATTAAAGGAGAAAAAAATCAGGATTCTCTATAAATTTTATGGTTTTTGCGAAATTTATAAAAAAATTACAATTGCCGTCCGAGTATACCGAAGCTGCACAAGATGTTTTCGGTGATGCCCAGATTGTTCTTACGTCAACAAACTCAACTAAAGTTAAGCCTGGGGATATAATAACTTTTAGCTATAAAGGAAGTATGTTCTCATCCAGAAGATTATTAGTTGTTGGAACTAAACATGCTCCGAGAGCTAAATATATGTCAGGTAGAGGTAATTATTTGTTATGCTGCTTTGAACTGGAAGAAACTTTGCCAGGAATAGCGATGATATTTAACAGCTTCTACAAGAACAGAACAGTGAACTACTCCAGGATGCCAAAAACTTTAAATAACGTATTTGGGGTAAAAGGGTTCAAGACGTTCAACATACAGAAAATTACCAGCTTGTTTGAAGTTACGGTAAAGAGAGATACTAAATGACTTCCCAAGATTTTATAAATTTAACAACTCAACTCACTGCTTTAAATGCTAGGCTTACGGCTTCCTCCAGAGGAACTTTAGCATTCTTTAATCAATTTAAGAAGTTTGAGAAGTCGTTCGAAGATTATGTAAAAAACTTTAAAGGCCAAGGATCAGGTGGTGCCCCAGGTGGCGGTGGGGGAGCCGGGGGTGGGGGAGGAGGCGGTGGTGGCGGCAACAATAACCAACCAACTCCAGAGAGGTCCTTAAAAGCAGCCAATGCCATGGCTAAGTCAATGTGGGAGTCCTCTCTTGATACGATAAACCCACTCATCAAGCGAGCATTTGCTACAGGCCCAGGGGTAGCGAATACGGTGACTTTAGACATGATCAAAACCAGCACAAGTTTAGGTGTTAGTATTGATCAATTAATTACAGAAGTTCTGGCTTTAAGAGAAGAAGGTTTCAATAACTTAAATGATTCTACGATAAGGCTGATTGGCAGGTTTAAGCAGACTGATCAAAGCACTCAATCTTTGATAAAGTTTATGAGTGTGAACTCGTTGACTCTGTTGCAGAATCAAAGACAAGCACAAGAGCTAACAAGCCAAATAGCATCTTTTGCTCAAGTAATGGGAACTAGGCAAGATGACATGCTAAATCTTGCTGCTACGATTTCAAAGAGCATGGAAACTCGCGCTGCCCTTGGAACTGGTGCAGAATTAACAAAAGCTCTTACTAATTTTGGTGCCACGTTGGGGGATAGGGGATCTGGGTTAATTGGGCAAATGACCCAGTTCATTACTAACACAGACAATGTATCTAAGTTGTTCGCGTTAGGTATTCAAGATTTTGAATCTGCTATTACTGCTCAAAATGATCCTCAAGCTCAAACAGCGATACTTGGTCAGATGGCTAAACAAGCTGCTGCGACAGTGCAGTCCCTGGTTGGTGACCTAGGGACTGGTCCCATGGCAGCTAGGATGGCAGAATCAGTTTTAGCTCCATATGGTGGTCAGCAAGCATTAGTCTTCCTCCAGATTGCGAAAGCCATGGAGGATCAGAAGCAGCCTCTAACCGACACTGCAAAATCTTTAGTTAACTTTAACACTGGCGTAGAGGCTATGACTACCCCGTTAAAACTAGTTGGAATTGGAGTTTCTAAATTATTAGAAATACTTCCTGGAAAGGCTATTCCTATACTTGGAAATTTACTAGGTGGAATAATTGCTTTGAAAACTTCGCAATATGCTCTTACGTATGCAATCAGGATGAACACTCAAGCTCAGAGATTAAGCGGCATAGGAGGTTTTGGAGGTAAGTTGCTAGGATTCCTTGGTGGCCCTATCGGAATGATTGTATCAATTCTAGGGTCGATAGCCCTGGGCATATGGGGAAATAAGGAGGAGACAGAAGAATTAAATAACAAAACTCCCGAATTGGAGAAAGATAAAGCCATGCAATCCTCCATGCTTTCTGGGTATATATTATCACAGATTAGTAATATAGCCTTGAATCAACATAGGGGAACGATAGATAGGGAGATGCTGGAAACCTCTAAAGAATTAGTCAGACTTGCCAGGAAATCCCTTGACAACACCGACCCCCAGAGAGGACTTCCAAGTAACCCAATGAAAGCAGGTAGATAATGGGAAAACAATATAGAGACATAGTTAAATCTAGATACTTGGCCGAAAGGTCGTATTTGTATTATCAATACCCAGGCACGCCAGATGGGCCTGAAATATATCTGCCTATGCTGGAGAATATTGATATATCAGAATCTCAAAGACCTAACTACGCAACTTATGATTTGATAGGAAGATCAGGAAGTTTGTTTGCGTATCTTGGATCTAAGTCTAGAGAGTTTACTTTAAAATTTAATATCACTCTACCAAACATCATTGATTACATTAATAATGTTGGGCTGAATGAAATGTTCTCTAATAACTTTAGAAAAACTTTCAAAAAATCTAAATCATATGAAAGAAAAAAATTCCTATCAGATCCTAAAGCAAGAGATAAATTTTTAAAAGACAATCAAGTTACCCATGATATAACCTTTGATGCATATGGAAAAGCTTACCATGATTTAATTCTTATAAATCCATCTCTACAATCAAAAAGTAGAAAATCTGCCTGGGCTGAAACTGTCGGAGCCATCACTGGATTTTTTGAAAAAAAGCGAGACTTCTTAGATTTCCTAAAGCCCACGCCAGATATGAAAAAAGGGTTCCCTGATGTAGGAACCAGCGAGGCTATAAATTATTTAATACTCTGGGTAAATGTGGTTAGAACATCTACAATAAATAGAGCTGATCAAACTCATTTGGGGCCTCCTACAATATACTTGAACCATGGAACGATGTATAACAATATTCCATGTGTATGCACTGGGTATTCAATCAGAATAAACACGCCAGTGGGCTACGAGCTTTTATCACTCACTCCTAGACAAATTGAAGTCACACTGAGTCTTTCAGAAAACAGGACTGGCAACTTCAGAAACTTTGTTCCTTTTCAATACATAGAATCTGAAAATTTAGCTGGCTGGGAGTCAGTCGTGGATGGCGGTCCTGGAACATTAGATCCGAATAATCAATTGTTTAGATCCTTAGAGAAGCAAGCTAAGTCTGACGCTATTGCTGATGATGCTATCGCTCTAGCTCTAGAGCAATCAAACACAGGATTAGGATCTCTACCTGACATAAATGATCCATCATTTAGTATATGAACTATATTAATCATTATAAAATTTCGAACACTGTAGTAACCCACAGGGGGAAAACTATTGTCACATCTTTAAATTCTAAATTAGATGAGTTTATAGATAATTTAAAAAATAGAGAGTTTGAAGTCGGGTATATCCCAGCAGGCTATGAACATAGGCCAGATTTGATTTCTAATTTATTCTATAATACAGTAACCTACGATTGGATGATACTCATGTTTAATAATATTAAAGATCCATTCCAAGAATTGAACGTAGGGGATAGAATATTACTACCTAAGATATAACATGGCAAATATTTACGTTCCAAATATAATTATTACTCAAGATTATGACTTGATAAACAAGATCATGGAGTCTGATTATTTGGATACTACGCAGCAATTTGAAGAAAGTAAAGCTATACTATTAAGCACTAGGCAAAATAAATATGTTTATACTTTAGAACATTCATTAAATTTTAATGGATCTGATTCTAAAATAACATTAAAGATTTTAGACACTGATAATGATTTTGAAAATAAATTCTTTAATGAAGGATTTATGAAGATGCTTATGAATGAGCACCTTACTAACTATATAAAAAATAAAGAAAATATAGGAGAGTTTGGAAAATATTTTAGTAAGACATTAAATTCTCAAATAAGAATTTATGTTGCTTATGGAATAGGAAACGAGTTAGCTAATTGGTCTAACCCTATTGCTTGCGTGTTGTTTGGAGCGAATGTAGAGTTAGCTAATAATGGGGTTAGAACTTATACCTATGAATTCTTGCCTGAAGTAAATTATTTCTTTAGATACCAAACAATAGAAGCTGATAAATTTCATCCTAATGAAAATATAAGTTTAGCTTTTGGTGGTGGGTATACTAGAACATTAGTTGAACAATTTGTTCCAAAGCCAGACTATAAAAAAGTAAGTTTAAATATAAAATCTGTTCTTACAAAATTTGCTGCTAAGGTTACAAATGTCAAGGAATCAAATGTAATAGCATTAATACCTGATATAGATGAAAAAAACTTTAACGTATCCCCAGCCACCACCACTAAAACTGAATCTAGAGTAACCGATGCTTTAGCTGTTCCACGGAATGACAGTGTTTCTCTAGGCCCAGGTGGCGACGAGGGTAATCCATTCACTATACACACTAATGAGGATTTAAAGGCTATAACTTTTTATACAACTAATTTTGAAGGTATGACTGCTAAGTTATCCTCTATAAATGTTATTAAAACTCTTATTAAGGATAAATTTGTTTCAACATTTCTTAAAGAAAGCGTTCTTAGTGAAATTAATACTAATCTTATTGAAGAAAAACAAAAAAATCAAAAATCAAATAGAGAACTTCAATCTAAAATAAATGAATTAGATAAAAAAATATTAGGGATAACTAGAGATATATTTAAACTAGAATCGGTCACAAGTTCTAATCCAGATTATGCTAAAAATCAAAGATTGATTGAGGGGGCAAATTTCGTAAGAAACAACTTAATCAATGAAAGAACTGGATATAGTAATTCAATTATTTTAAATTCTGATTCAATAAAAAATATTGAAAACAATGTAGGCATTAATGAGAGGGCGAAAGCAAAATTTAGCCCACAAACAATTAAGAAAGAACTGACAGAAAAAGTGCCTGGGATAACTCTGTCGCTAGCATCGACGGCTGATCCGAATGGGTCTACGGAATTACCAGATTGGTTTAAAACAATACACAAAATTTTTTTTGGAATTGCAAGGCTGATGGGTAATGGAGTTAATATCACCCCAAATATTTCTTATGAGTCAGACACTAGGTTTTTAAAATTATTTAAAAAACATGGACTGATCGCAGATCAAACTGTCCCTTGTGTTATTATTGGTGATAGACAAATGGTATTAGACTACATTTATAAAAATCAAATACCTATAGATAAAAATTCAAATCAAAAATCAAAGTTTAATATAAATAAGGAAGATCCTCTATACTCAATACTAACAAGTGATCAATATCTAATTGATTTACGAAATATAGTATTAAAGAAAAAAAATAATTCATCTTTTAATGAGATGTTGTTATTAGATGAATTATCAATTGATAAAGATATTTCAAAAACAATTGAAGCTTTAACAATCGTAAACGATATTCCCATATTCTTAAATAATTTTAAGAATTCAAATGTTCTAAGTTATTCTGTTAAAAATACAGAAAATTATATGACTGCGACAAGAATGGGAGTTCTACAAAATAGATATAAAACTTTGCTCTCCCAATTGAATCCAGAATTATTATCTAAAATATTAGAAAGTGGAGATTTATTAGAAAAAGATGGCTTAACCCCTAGTCAGTTAGCAGAGACTTTATTTAACGACAGTGTTAATTGGCTTAAATCTGAAAATTTAGTTGATTCCGCTGGGCAAAAATTATCATCAAATGTTTTAAATGTATTTAATAAGGTAGAAGAACTGGATGAGCTTTTAACCCCTGAGGATTCCGCAACATATGGATCTAAGGGTCGAAGACAACCTGTGCTGACAGATGCGTTAAATGGGAAATATGATAAACCAGAGTTTAGAGTTCCAACAAAAGCTTTCATGGGTGGGTATAGAGAAGAAACCTCAGATAACAATCCTGCTTTTATTAATAAATATAAAGAACTAAAAGATGCGTATAGTTCTTTGGGAGATCAAGACAAAAAAATAGTAGACTTTTTAAATAAAATTAGAGAGCAAAATAGATCTAAGCCAATAATATTTACAAATTCCCAAGAAAATATAACATTAATGAATGCTTTACTTCAAAGTAAATTAAGTGAACAAAATGAGCATACCGACCAATTTAGAAAAGGTATTTATAAATATGGTCCTATAAAAACAGAATCCTTAGAGCCCTTAGCAGAAACTATAATTTTGATGAATGCAGCTAATATTAGCACGGATAATACTCAGGTTGATTCTGTTCCAGGTAGATACATGCCTGATCAAAATTTCATATTAGGTAAAATAACAGAGTATGCAATGAAATATTTTGTTGAGGTATCTTTAAAGACTTTACCATTCTTTTATTTATCAAACTATAGAACTATATTTCAACCAGCATTCTTTTACTCCAAGAAAATTAATATAAGTAATTATTTAAATTTTAATTCTATTGATTTCTTTAGCGGAGAATACAGGATAACTGGATTCAAACACGTTATCACCACTAGGGAATGTTATTCTGAATTTTTACTAAATAAGGGTCAAGCGTTGGCTGAAAATTTAAAAGAAAGTAACGGTAAGTAATTATGAAACTATATAAAGCAATCGTAAAAAATAAACAAGACCCAGGGAACTCAGGCAGATTTGTATGTGACGTTCTAGGTTACGATCATTTGACTGACCTTTCAATTAATTACGTATCGCCATACTACGATCCCCACAATGGAGGTATGTTCTCTCTCCCTGCTTATGGGGCTGAAGTATTGGTATATTATGATGAAGATCTTAGACAATATTATTACCTTGGGACAGTAGTTGCAAATCCAGAATCGTTGCCTGGAATTCACGATGCCAATAAAAATGATGTAGTAAATTCTAAAAATGTCTACACCCCAGATGGAATACCCAAAGCTGTAACTTTCACTAACTCAGATGGAGCAGGACTTAAGATCTCTGACTACTCAACTGATGAGAAAGAGCAGCTACAATCCAAAGTTCAAATAACTAGTAACCAAGGGCACCGAGTTAAACTCAGTGACAACCCCAATATGGATGCTGTCTTCATAAAAAATAAAGACGGTGATGGAATAACCATTTCTGCTAATAGAAATTTAGGTGAGTTGTCTGACAACAGCATTTCCATAAGGACAAAGAATTCAATTAGAACTGCTGCGGAGAGAGGTCAAATAAGCATGACCCTCTACGACGGCAGAGATATAACGATAGAAAATACATCTTCAGGTAAGAATGGAACCCCCATAAACCCAGGTGGAAACATAAATATAAAGAGCCTTTGGAAAGATATTAACATATTCTCCCAAGGCATAACGAACCCTTGGAATGGACCAGCAGGGAGGGTTCTAATCTCAACTAGGGAAGGTCTAATCCAAATAAAGTCTGGTGGGCCAATAACCATTTACTCGTTTACTGATGATATAAATGTAGTAGCCCAGACTGGCAATATAAACTTAAAGGCTGAGGGAGAGATTAACCTGGATGCTGGGACCGCAATTAATTTAAGAACCGGGGCTGGGGCGAGTGTCCAGTTGGCAAACGGGCAGGCATCCGTGGCTGGCGCGGCGGGCACAAACCTAGGAGTAATAGGGACTCCATTAAATTTGAATTCTTCAATAACTCCTCAGCCAGTAGACCTAACTACAGTAGGAATCCCAGTGGTGGGAACAGAATTGAACTAACATGGCACCATTTGACGTTAAAGCAGCATTATCAGTCGCAGGGCAGGGAGGTGGCGTTGTAGGCGCAGTCGGAGCAGGATATGGCGTTCCATCCTGCCTTTTAACCTTAGCCACCGAAATTCTAAATGCTATTCCCTCAAACGTATTGTTTGGGATGAAAGATAACATGGAGAATGGTGTGAGCTTGGCCGATGATGTTATCAAGTCAATATCCGCTAGGCTTAGAAATATGTTTGGAATTATTGAATGGGATTCTGAAGAGGGCGGATTTACTTTTATTTCCGCTGCTTCTAAGAACGGCTATGACAATAATTCTTTGGGATTCTTGGGTGAGCTAGGTGCTTTCATTGAAGGTGCTGCCGCTCTTGGTGGAGCCTTATATGCTAACTACAATCTGGCAGTAAACCAAATAAATGCTATTCAAGATTGTATAAGATCCTACCGGGATTACTTAAAAATAAAGGGTGGAAACCCTTCAGATTATTTGGACCCTGTAGCCTTTGAAGATTATATTAATAATCAATATGGATTAGAGAAAGCCAGATACCAGGACGCTGAATTATTCATAGCTAGTGCGACCACTCAGATTCGAGCAATAGATGACATCTTAAATGCTAGACTAGATGATCCTAGCTTAGAGCCAGTATTTAACTGTGAGGCTCTGCCATACTTATCTGGGACAAGCTACGCCACGAATTGCTTACAACCTGATAAGACACCGGAAGAGATATTCCGACTGGTCTATGGTCCTCCAAGATCTTCCTTTGGTCAGTTCATATTGTCTAATGATGGTATTTACTTCGACTCCCAAAGCAGTGGAATTCTGCCAGCCCTAGTTTACTTAGATAATAAGCAAGCAAACCTTAACCGAGGGGACAAGTGGAGATTTAATCAAGATCCAAGCCTTGGTGGTAGGGGTGATTCATTCTCTACGCGAGACTTGCAGTTATACGTCAATACTATACTGGATCCTTCCATAATTGATGACTCATTCTTAATAGTTCCATTCTATGAGAAGGATGGGTTCTTACAGGAATTAATAAACAACAAGAGCAAGAGAATTTATGATCTGTCAGCTCAAATAAATGAATTAGAGCAGGACTCAGCCCCAGAGTCTGTCATACTCAATCAAAGACAATCTCTTATCTCTGAAAACGCATTACTACAAGAGAAGATTAATAAGAGAAAGAAGCAGATTGAATTAGCAGTCAAACTCCCTCAGGCTTATGCTACCAGAGCTTCAGAAGGTAAATATAGTTTTGCCCCAGGAGAGATCCCAGTAAATGATTTCTCCTACCTCGCGGGAGCTAATCTATCCTTAGATCTACAAAAGCAAAAAGCTCTGTCTTTCTCACAAGTAGAAATTGACGGGTTAGTTTCTCCATTACAACTAAGCACCACTTATGTTGTTTCTAAGGGTAATACTAGAAACTCCTCTGTTGAACACTTGATAATATCAGAGTTGGGCGACGGAGCAATTATTTATGACGGAAGCTCAGTGTCCTCTACTAACTCTGTCATACTCCCAGCAGAAAGCTTTATAACTACTGATTCAATAATTGCGATGTATAACTTCCTTGAGACTAACATCGAGGATCCATCATCGACATCATTCACAGTTAGAAATGCTGTATCTAAGACGAATGAAAAGTATGCTCAGTTAGTTGGAACTTCTCAAGATGAAATTTTTAAAACTGGTCTTGGTATCCCATTATTGAAGGGAATTACTAAGCACTCAACCTCTACTCCAACCCAGGTGAGCGGTCTTGGAAGCTATGTGAAACTTCCAAGTATAAAAGAATTCAACGATCTTTTGTATAACCGGGATGGAGCAACCATAGACTTCTGGGTCCATATGCCAAATCTCAACTGCGTGAGCGGCGGGTATAACGATGGCCCTGTATCCAGCTTGTTTAGGCTTGTATTGGCTAATGAAAACACCGGGTATGAGGGGACTGTCTCTAATAACACTGAAGCTTACGTGAATAATTTTGGATCGCAGGCTGTTAGGGGATTTGTAATGGGATTCTCTAGGGATGTCAGACTAACCTCTGAGCAAGCCGCATCTATTACTAATAATCCAGTTGAAGACTCAGTATTCTTCTTAGCTCCAACTCAATCACTAAGCCTATCCAGTGTAGGCTTCATTAACAGATCCTCGTTCGATGGTGATACCTGTGCTAGCGGATACAGATATCACTCTATGACGCAGAAGATAAACGAAGAGTCGAATGGACTGTATTTGTCTTCTTGTGAGAACAAGTTCTGTCACGTAGCTATAACTTTTGATAGATCTGAAGATCTAATTAAATTCTATCTAGACGGTAAAGCTATAACCACCTCTAGCATGTCTTATGTATTTGGTATTCCTAAGTATACAATGCCAAATCTTCCAACCTTCAAGAAGGCTAATAGCTTTAAGTATGTGACCAGTGCGCTGAACTCAACAGCACCTGATTCACTAAAAGCAGGCCCATCCCTGGATAGGTATTTCACCCCGTGGATTGTGGGTGGAGGCTATACAGACGGAATGTATCAGTATGGAAACTTCATGGGCGGCTCTTACGGCGGAATCAAGAGCGGGTTAAATGGATACCTAGGCAGTTTGAAATTCTATTCAAAAGCTTTAAGTCCAAGAGATGTTTTCGAAAACTATAGAGCCCAGAAAGGATTCTTCGAAAATATTGATACAGCACCACTAACTATCGGTTCTTGTCTAGATTGAGGTGAGCTATGGCTATAAACCAAAATATTGATGTTTACGGTAGAGAAGCTCCAAAAGCTGCATCGTATAGTTCGAAAGCAAAAGGCACTAAATCTTATGGGCTTAAGTTTCCTTTTGGAGAGCTTACCGAAGGAACATTCTTAAAGACATCCTCTGACTTAGAATTAATAAAATCTAATCTAAGGCAACTCTTGTTGACCACTCAGGGGGAGAGGGTGATGCTCCCAGGCTTCGGAACTAATTTAAAAAATTACCTGATGGAGCCCCTTGATCAAGCCTTATTAAGCCAAATAAGACGAGATTTGTTGGAGGCTATATATAAGTATGCCCCTAATGTCAGTGTATTAAAATTATTGGTCACCCCAATAGATACTCCAACATTGAACGGGGGTCATGCTTTAAGTATAAATTTATTCTGTGCTCTAAAAGAAGATCAAAATTTAGGCTTTGAAATGAAGGTGGAAATAAGATAATGGCTTTTAACGGAACCGTTCAATCAGATTTTTTAAAATTAGTAAGGGTTGAAGATACCGATAAGACTAATTTAATAGATTTTGCTGCAACAGATTTCTTATCTTTAAGACAATCTTTAATTAATTATATTAAGGCAGTATATCCATTAGAGTATAATTATTTTTCTGAGTCTGACCTAGGTATGGTTCTTATTGAGCTTGTAGCTTACATGGGGCACGTAATGTCCTACAAAGCCGATTACCTAGCTAACGAAAATTATCTAAGAACAGCTAGATCTAGAGAGAGTGTTAAGAGGTTATTAGAATTAATAGGTATTAGAATGAAGGGCCCCATTGCTGCCGCTTCCGATGCTAAACTTACAATTCAAGGGGCGGCTCCTTCCTGGGGAGCGACCTCTTACCTTAGCATAAGCCCAGAAAATAGAGTAATCTCGGTTGCATCCCCTGAGGACGGTCTACCAATAACTTATACTTTATACAAAGTAGCTGCTGATGGTGATATAGACCTGAGTAACCAAAACGGATACATTACAATAGCAACCTCCGAAAAAGCTAGCAATACGGTTGTGTCCAGCTTGGTTATATTGGAAGGAAGTTTAGTAATTGAGAGCGGACAGTTCGCAGACACGGAGGCGTTGAAGTCTGTAGTCCTTCAGAGAAGCCCCGTTATTGAAGGGAGTGTCCAGGCATTCATCGAGGGTCAAAGCTCGACCAGCGGGCAGTATAGACAGGTAGACAACCTGTTCTTTGCGTCTGGTGTGGCGGACAAAGTATTCCAGCTATTATCCACTGAAGATTATGGCGGCACTGTTGTATTTGGGGATAATGCACTAGGAAAAGTTCCTGCGATAGGAGATACTTACACAATAATTTATCGCGTTGGAGGTGGAACTAGAGGCAATATAGCTAATGGAATATTAAATTCCACAGTTCAAGGACTGTTCTATGTCACTCCAGCAGCATCACCTCAAGCATATAGCCTAGTAGTAGAGAATACTTCTAAGGGGACTGGTGGGGCAGACGCTGAGACTATCGAGCACGCTAAGAAGTATGGGCCACTGATGTTCCGAGCCCAAGACAGATTGGTAACCCTACTAGATTTCAAAGCGTTTGTAAACTCCTACATAAGCTCTTATGGATCAGTTGGAAAGGCTACTGCGGTAACGAGAAGAGCTTATTCTTCTGCTAATATAATTGATATCTATGTGTTGGAGAAATCAAACAACATTCAATTAAGAAAAGCTACCCCAGAATACAAGAGACAAATTGCTGAAGCTATTCAAGATAAGAAAATGCTTACTGATGAAGTTGTTATCGTCGATGGATTAATAAGAACTCTTGATCTGATAATAACTTTAAGAATTGATAACAGGTATCAAGCACTTGAAAACACCATAAAGAATAAAGCTTCAGTTAAAATTTTAGATCACTTTAATGTTGATAACAATGATTTCGGCAAGGCATTCAATCCTCAAGAACTTTTGTATAAAATATTTGAAGTTCCTGAGGTTAGGTTTGCAACAATTGATAATGCCTCAGAGGCAATAAAAGTTGGATTCAATGAGATAGTGCAATTAAATAACTATACAATAAACGTGGTTTATGTTTAATAAAGCTAGACTTACAACTCAGAATTCATACTCCAAAGCCAATTTTGATGAGGCAGTTAAGTTTGTCGTTCCATCTTTGTATTTTGAAGAGGACAACTCTAGGGGCGTAAAAGAGATAGATGTATTTGATCAGATAATAAATAGCCAATTAAATTTAATTGGAAACATAAGCTCTGTAATTTACGTAAGCTCTATACCTGGGGTCGCATTTAGTGGCTTAGACACGCCCGAAGGTATGTCGCAATTCTTTGTAAAACAAAATAACCTCACAGATATAGACGCAAATGATTTTGAAAGGAAGATTTTAATTCCTCTAGATAAATCTCTTAGATCTTTTGATTCAAGTGCAGAGTTTTCTGATTTTATAAATGATAACCTACTTCCAGGTATAAAAGTAAATCAACCTACATTAGACTTTTTAAATGGTGGCGCGGCTAGTGCTAATCACACCTATTTAATTAATAATTTATCTTGGCTATACTTTTTAAATTTAAGTAGCACTTCAGTAACTTATAATCCATCATCACTTATTCATGACATACTGATTGATAAGATATTCACTGGAGGCTCCGTGGCTATAAATGACGCCATGAGAATTTTGACTACTTATATTTGGAAGAATTATGAATCCAACTCAGCCTTTCAGAATCTTGGGTTAATACCATCAGACTTTAGACCCGCATCATTTACGCAAAATGATGCATACACAAGTGGAACTCAACAGCTAGACAAGCTACTAACATTAGTAGATATTCTGTATTCCCCTCTGTATATTGATCAAGCGGACGTTCGGGTAAGAGACGCTATCCAGGACTATGTAACCAATCAGTATACCCTAACCACTAAAGTAAATACCGGGCCATTTATAAAGTTAATAAAAGCCTTTTCCTTTGCATTTGCAGACTACAATAACAGCGTAGACAAGATCGGCATCCTGAATGATCTTGATCTGTGCCCAGACGAGCTTCTCCCAGAGCTAGCCAGGATAATTGGATGGAGATTGTTCGGGTCCGAGCCAGATAGATGGAGATTGCAGCTTGCAAACGCTGTAGACGTTTATAGGAAGGTTGGAACGAAGAAGTCCATTCAGTTTGCCGTAGACTCCGTATTAGGACAAGATGTTTTCGATGTCAGTTCTAATATTAGTGAGCTTTGGGAATCTTATGTCCCAAATTTAATTTACTATGCCTTAGCAACAGAATCTACTCTTCTGGAAAACTTTGATACCTGGACACAGGACATAGCTAATAACTTTAAAATAGGATCTTACAACATAAGCAGTATGGACGAGAATGTTCGTCTGTGTGTAGATCAAATAATTTATGAGCTTTGCCTAGAGTATAGATCCAAGTTCCTTTTAAATGGTAAAGGCTTCCCAATAGGATCTGTAAACTTTGTATTTAATTACAGAGGAAGAACTATAGGAATACCCCCATTTGAAGAGTATCCATATTACCTAAATGTTCAGGTTACCTATGACATGGTTGACTCCTTGGTGGATAAGCTTGTATGCTTCGGGGTTAGGGAGGAATTCGCCATCCAGGTCGGGGAATATATAAAAGACAATATCCTTAGAAACACAGATGAGTTAGCAATAAAGAATGGCTGGCTATTCTTTACATCTGGGGCTCAGTATGCTCCAAACTGGAACTCTGTAATAAAGGATATTTCAAATACAAAGTCGGAATACCTGGGGCTGTGGAATGGAAAATCATCTCACTTTAAACTTTTATTAGAAGCCTCTGGATTTGATTTTAACAAAACTTCTCTTGAGGCCGACTCTAGTGAGACAGTAAAAATTGTAGCTCAAACTGCCAAGGAATTCTCTCCTGCCCATTCAATTCCAGATGTCATGTTACTTATCAATGCTCAGGAGAACTACAATAACTCTCATACAGTAGCAAACTTTGTTAATGTAAATAAAGTTGAACAAGCTGCCTTGCTGACTGCTAGTTCTAATGGGTTTGCTATGTTTGGGAATACTGCTTTGGCAATGTCCTCCTACAAGAGAGGGCTGACAACAACTTCAGTAGCCTCATTCTCTAGGTGGGATGCAGATTCCTTGACAGATAATTTAATTAGCCCAAACGGAACTACGGCAAATATTCCTAGGAGAGCACATAGAAGAAGAAATTTAAAAAATATTATCCCCAAAGATGGGTTCTATGATCGAACAGGATTTAATACGCCTGTGTCGTTTCAAGACTATTCCATAGGGGACGATACTTTCTTGCCATTAGGGTTTGTTCCATCCTCCCTGCAATATGTCCCTATAACTGATTACAATAATATTCCAGCTATATATAACATATGTGAAAACTTGAATTCTTCCAGCGTGTATAATGGAGTTGCGGTGAGCAATACTTATCCAGTTAGAGGTTGGGCACCACTTACAGATTTTGATTAATTATGGAATTTAATGTAATAGGAATAGATGATATAACTACTAGCCCAACCGAGAGGTTTACGTGTGCTACTAACGATGGAACTAATATTTATGTTGGGTCAGACAGCACCAGTGGGCCTGGACACGTTTGGAGATACTCCCCAACTACCGGGTGGAGTAGAATTACAGAAAATTTATCCCCCACAAATCTTAAATCAATATCAACTTTATGCTATAAAAATTCTAAATTATTTGCTGGGACTCAAAATACTTCTTTTTCTGTGGGTAATGGTCAGATTTGGGTTCATGAAGGAACTAATGCTGGATGGAGGCAATTAACATTTTATGGAACTGGCAATGCTAATACTGCATTAAGAGCTATAACATTTTTAAATGATGACTTATATACCGCAGGATCTTATTATCTTGTTTGGAAATATTTAAATGCTGCTAGAAATGTTCAGTATAATCCAGCTAACTGGAGTGAACCATAT